CACATGATCTTCTCCAAAAGGATCATCAACAGGACTAGTATTCTGTTGCCATTCTTGAAGAGCATTACGATAGTATTCTGCAAAAGAATCACTCAGGTCTACCATAGTAATGATATCATCAAGTTTAACACTTGCGTATTCATTTGCCACAAGTTCAAGAGGTAACCAAGGCATCATTGCTAAGACTGCTTTACTAGCAAGATTCATCCGACTGACAATAACTCTCATCGGATTCTCCATATCTACCCATCCATTATCTTCATCAATCATACAGGTAGCAACAATATCATCACCTGTTTTGAGACGGATAAATTTCAAATCAATAATTGGTTCACTCATAATTTAAGCTCTATGTTATAAAATTTATATAGGAACTTTTCGTCCTCATAAATTTTAACTCTTTCAATAAAATGTTTCAAGGTATAGTTTACATGTTTACCTATTCTTAGGTCATCAACTATATCAAAAAGAGTTGCCTCTTTCTTATTCTCACCGATTCTAAGACCACGACCTATCGATTGTAGGTTTCTGATTTTAGATTTTGAAGGTGAAGCAAATATAACGTTGTGTAAATTACGGATGTTAACCCCAGTGCTATACACGCCATATGAGGCAACAATAATGGCGTTTGATTCTTTTTCAGTGATTGCTCGTATCGATTCTCTAACTTCAACATCAGTTCCTCCAAAAACAAAAAATACATGTCGTTTACCTGCTTTCTCTTTAATCAGTTCAAACAATCCTTTACCGTGTTTCTCAACATACTGGAAAAGAATCAGTGTGTTACCTTCTAAAGAGAGAACAAGATTTCTAATAAATTCATTTCTCTTTTGATTACTTACAATGTAATCCATTTCTGATTGATAGTCCCAATCTCTAGATTCTTTACAAACATTATCTGGATATTTCAGAATTAAACATTTGATTTTAAAATCGGCCAATTGTTTGTTTTCAATCAGTTCAGACGTAGTTGTTGATTGATAAACAGGACCAAACAAACCTTCAAGCACTAAACGATGTGTTTGTGTACCATCCAGAGTACCAGTACAACCTATTCTATACTTAGACTCTGTACAACCAGTCATAATTGTGGTGAGAGATTTTGCTTTGAATGAGTGTGCCTCATCACCTAGAACAAAATCGAATTGTTCAAAGTATTCTGGTGGTTGTGTGTAGATTGATTGCCAAGTTGAAATGTAAAGAAACTTATCTGAGTTTTTATCTTTACCTTGGTGAATGATATGACAATATTTTTCAGAGTCATACCCATATGATTTAAAATCGGAGAACATTTGATGTACCAACGAGATGTTGGGTACAATCAGTAATCCTTTGCGATTTGTTTGTTGTAAATAACGAATGATGAGATACAGTATTAAAGATTTACCAGAAGCGGTTGGAGACAACAGGAGCATTCTTCGGTTGCGTATTGCTTGAACAAAAGACTTCAACTGATAGTCACGTACTTCGTGTGGTAAATCTAATGTCTTAATAAACTCTTTTGCTTCAACTAAAGAAAAGTTATCACCAACAAGAATCTGTGGATCAATTTCTAAATCATATCCACGTTCATCACAAAACTTTTGAATATAGGGAACAAGACCATGATAAATGGTAAATGTTCTAAGGTCGAATAATCTTATGCGGCCGTCCCACAAACGATTTTTATAAGCAGGTGTAAATTGATAACCTGGAACATAAAACTCGAAATAAGATGATAGTTCCTGAGCAAAATGTTTTTCACATTGTACTTTTATATAAGATTCATTTACTTTTATTAAGTTTATGTCACTCATTATACGCCTTGTATGAATCTTTCCCACTGGATAAAATCTCTCAACTGGAATGTGCGAGAGTTTAGTTCTTTCATTATACTTTCACAGACCGAAACGATTTCTTCGTGCATACGTTTTTGTGCCATATACTTTGCTAAATCTTCGTCTGCGTCTAGATATGTAGTAATGTCCGATTTGAGTGTAAATGGAAAAGGTTCCCATCCATACTTCTTCAGATCATCATGATCCATCTTACCAGTATAATATTCCCACTTGACTTTTTTCATGCGGTTATATTTGAACTCAGCATCACGAATCGCTAGACGATGTGATGATAGTATGTTAAGATATTTGCTGTGAAGTTTAGGAATGTCTAGAAGTGCCTTGCCGGGTTCTGTTCTGTCAATCTCAGCATCTTTAGACCACATTTCTAAAAGTTCATCAAGTTTACTCATAATAAAAACTCCTCCTAATGCGGAGTATATAATAAATTTAATTAAAAGTCAAGCGACTTGTTCGATGTTGAAGTAAGAATACCTGAATGTGGCATCGGCAGTTATGATGTTATCAGGTGAATCCGCAGCATTCATGATGATGGTTGACAATGTAGTTGGGAAAACATCAAAGTAATGAAATTTAACAATTGGATTATTTGCCGCAGTTAAGGCAGTAATCGTTGCGTTTGAGTATTGCGGTTTACTTAGTGCTTCTGGATTTAATTTAGGAAGATTTTTATATTCTTCAAAACTAGTTGGGAATGTCATTGCACGAATCCAATCGTGTACTTCAATCCAACTCTTTAACTCTTCATCAACCATAAAGGTGACGTTCAGTAAATCATAGATTGGTTTCTCTCCAGGAAGGTATAACTCTGTAAAAGGAGTTGCCTGTGGAATCTCAGACATGGAGATACCGGGAATTGATACCGATTGGCAAAAGAATACCATGTTCGGTAAACGAGAAAAGTTTAACTGAAACTTATTAACGTGTAATAAGTTAGGATTTGATGGAGTTCTATTAATCGCTGTCATAGGTAGTATTTATATAAAAAAAGAGGACTCCTTTTTGGGAGTCCTCTTTTGAGTTTACAACAAGGTATCTTTATATAATTATTGTCACGATACCTTTAGTTCGATTACATTAAGTTCTGGATCTTGAACGAACGGTAGTAGTTGTTGCTCATTGCAGTCAGAGCACCCAGACCTTGGTCTGTACCCTGAGCGAATGGGTTAGCAACTAGACCGTAACGAGTCTTGAAGCCGATCTTAGGTTGGAAAGTACCTGTATCAACAGCACGAACCATTTGCAGAGGAACGTATGGGCAGTAGAACAGACCAGCGTCATATGCATTAGAACCCTTGTAACCAACAACTGCGAATTCGCTTGTTGCGCCAGCAGGGAAGTATGGATCGATGTAAACTTTGATACGACCGAACAGAGTACCAGCAAATGTGTTGCCAGTATCATCAACAGTCAGGTTGACTTGTGAGTTCAGTGCTGATTGGTAGTCAAGGATGCCTGCCATTGCAAGAGCAGATGCAACGTCTGACGAACAAATCAGAACGTTACCCTTACCACGACGAGTAAGTTTTGCAATTTGGTTAGCTTCACGCTCGATTTGGAAAGCCAGACCCTTAACTTTTTCAACCATCCAACGACCATTCGAGTCAGTGTCTAGGTTGAATGTACCACGTTGTGTTGTACCGACTTGTGCACCAACTTTAGCAGTTTGGTAAATAGTACGGATAACTTCACGGTTGATTTCTGCGAGGATTTCTGTTGACAGAATGTTTGCCAGTTCTGTCTCAGCGTCAAGACCATGAACTGCCTTAAGGTCTTGTGCAAGTTCCATCGAGTATTCTGCTTTCAGAGCACGTGTCTTAGCAGTAACGGTAACCTTCTCAATCGAGAAAGCCATTTCGTTAAAGTCAGGACCCGAACCATCACCCAGTGCTTCAGCAGCAGATGTTGGCATTGCAGTACCTGGAGTAACGCTTGCAGATGTAAATGTGTTACCTGAACCCAGTTCTGTGTTAGCAGCAAGTGCCAGGTTAGTTTGCGATGTACCCGAACCCGAGAATACTGTGTTAGCTTCGTTATAGAAAGCTTCTGCAGCACCAGCAGTTACGTTTTGCGATGTGTAGGTCGAACGCATTGCGAAAATCAGACCTGTAGGACCAGTCATTGGTTGAACGCCGCAAACGTCATAAGCGATCAGGTTAGGCAGCGAACGGCGGACTAACGAAATCAGGATTGGGTCGAAACCAGCAACTGGACCGCCTGCAGCAGCACCACCGCCGTAACCACCAGTACCAACCGAGTTAGTTGGACCAGCTTCGTTCAGCATACCAGCAGCCTTTTGCATTTCGATTGCTTGGTTTTCTAGAACAACAGCTGTAACCGCCTTACGGTAAGGATCGGTAATTTGTGGAAGATCAGCGTGGTTAAGAACGCCATCCCACTTTTGTTGTAATGATTCAGAAAGATACATTAAAGTTCTCCTTAGTTTTTCTAATTATAGTCTTGTTTTTGAAATTGCTTGCATAGCAGCGGCAACGTAAGGGTCAGCAGACACTTTTACATTTTCGCTACCATCTTCTACCTCTTCATGCAGTTGTTCTTCAGCTGCTTTCTTGACACCCGATGGGAAATAATTCTCACGAATGGTTACAAGTTTCTCTTGATATTCTTCCTCTGTGGTGAATTCAACACTCTCTGCGAGTGACTTGATTTTTTCCATTTGTGTGTCAGTCAGGCCTTCACAAACTGTGTAGGTAATTTCTGTCTTGAGTGATTCAACTAAAGCTTTGTTCAGTTCAATACCACGCTCAATTTCTTCGTCTAACTTGCTTTCAAGTTCTTCAACTTTCGAAGCTAGTTCTTCAACTAGGTCAACTTTATCTTCTGGAACACTGATGTAGTGTTCAGCAAACAGATTACGTAGACCAGCAATAAATTCTTCTGTCAGTTCCGAACGCAGTCCAGTTTCGATTGCGATTTCGTTTTGTTCAAGCCACTGTTCTACAACGTAGTTCAGGTAGTCATCAACTTTTTCTGTCAGATCAGACTTGATTTCTTCAACAGCTTCTTCAAGCATAGAAGCATATTCTGTTTCCATTTGCTCTTGGATTTGTTGAACACGGTCGAGTACACGAGCTTCAAAAATTGTTGTTGCCTTCGACTTGAATTCTTCCGAAATTGTCGAGTCATCTGCGAATAGAGCATCGATATCAGATTCAAAACTTTCTTCTTCAGTCATAGTTTTCTTACCACCGACTGGCTTGTTTTGTGTATCTGGTGATGCATCAGATGGTTTAGTTTTTGGTGCTTCAGCATTTTTCGCTGCTTTAGTTGCATCGATCTTTGCTGAATCGTCATCGTTCTTATAGTTTTGTGGAGTTGGTCCACCCAGATCGACAACTTCGCCTTCTAGTTTTTGTGGAGGCATTGCAGGTGCTTTTGCTTTGCTACCCGACAGGATATCTGCAGCTGCTTCCATTAGTTTATTTGATGCCATATTAGGATTCTCCTTATAATTTCTTATTTATAAGATTAAAGTTTTCTAAGATAATTTTCAAACAGTTGTAGAGCAACGGACTCTATTTGCATTTTCGATGCCTGTCTAATTTGTTTTTTCGCATTGTCGAAGTCGGCTTCAACAAATTTACCATCAATAAACATCCATTCTTTGTTTTCCATAATGCCTTGAACAAAAGCACCAGGTGCAGAAGGATCAGCAACGATATCTGCGGCAGTGGCTAGTCTAAGGTCGTCTTGAACAAGATTGTAACCTTCTTTAGTCATTTGTACTGAACCTAAAGCTCTTGACGAAACACCAATACTAACATCATTGTCAATAAAGTTTTTAACAATTTGTCCGTAAGGAGTATCAAGAATTAACGCACGGCCGTAGAACGTGTTACCATCTTCTACGAGTGAAACAATCTTGTGCGATACTCTTTCTAGGTTTAAAGAAGGTGTATCAGGATGTCCCAATTCACCAAGAGCACGATTTGTCTTGATGTATTCTTCATTATAACGATCTACTTCTCTGCGAAGTGTATCCATTTTGTACATACGGTTGTTGCGATTAACTGCATCACCAACAAGGAATGTACCTTCAATATAAAGGTTTTTCTTACCGTTTTCTGAAGATTCGGTAAGATACTTAACGTTTTCTACGGTTTCTCTAATTAGTTTCATTATAGATTATCCAAACTTGGGTTAAAAACAGAATCTTTTGTTACTTCAAGAATTGCAGTACCACCAGAAACAATAGTAACAACAACGTTACTTGTTGAACCTAGGTCGATTGCATAACCATAATCAGAAAAACGCATATCACCAGAACCATATAGTTCTGCGACTTTAGTTGAATTTCTTAAAACAGTAACACTACCATTTGACGACCACATTACACGTTTAATTTGTGCCGAATTAACGGTTTCTGTATTATCTTTTGCCAAATCTGCAAGTGTAACAGTCTCGGTTCCAGCACCAATCACATGAATAATTGATGAAGAACGGAATGAATTTTTAATTT